ATCCAAATTCCTCAAAATACATATTATATTTTGGTGGCTGCTCTGAACTAATTCCAGATAAATAGGTTCCTTGAATTAATCCACTTACTGCATACTTTCTAAATGATTCATTTGCATCAATTTCTGTATCTCCAAATACATCAGACAGCGTTTCGCCTACAACAGATACAGTGTTTTGCGAATAGTTATTGGTTAGGGCGTAAAGGTTTTCAAACATTACCCTGGAGGAACCACGAACAAAAGGTGCCATGCTGTTATAGACTGGAAGAGGATCTGTGTCATCTACAATTTTAATTAACTTGTTGTTTATATATAAAAAGAATCTACGGCTAGTTCCAATATTTTCATACTCTACAGATAAATCATATACGGTGGGCTTGTCTTCTCCAGACATTCTGTACTGTCCAGTAAATCTTCCATCATCAACAATAATACTCGTTAGTCCGCCCCAAAGTTTAACTGGAATAGCCTCATTGCTTGAGGCATCTTTTTTAACCTTATAAAACACAACGTTGTTTACGTTTACGGAAGCCTGTCCTGTTTTATCAAGTTTTAAGTATTGCTCTACATTGGTTTCTGTTAAAGCAACAATTTCAAAGTAATATCCATTATTGGTTTCAGGATTAAGCATGATTGCTAAACCTCCTGAACCACCACCTATGCTAACATTTTGATTTGTTTGTGAACCATTTACCTGATAATAAGAAATGCTTCCGATTGGAGTTTGTCCACGGTTTTCATTGTTTTCTATTTTACCAATAATTCGCATTCTTGCACCAAAACTTCTGTAGGCATTATCAAGTTGTTTATACTGATAAGAAACAAAGTTAATTGGTGTTTCTGTTGTTTTAAAAGATGGACCGTTCATAACTAAGGCAGAAGACTGAATTGTTCCGCTTTGTGTAGATTTTAAACTATTTACATCTGTTTCTGTTAAATAACTAGTTGACATGAAGTTTTTAATAACTCCATTTCTTGTTGTTTGACGTGCAAGAGTATTATTAATTCCTGCTGCACCAAGAGTAGTTGCAGGAACTGATAAGTTTTGATCTAAGGTTGTAGTAAAAAGATACTGAGTTTGCATATTGCACCCACGAACATAGGTATTGTCTGACCAATAAGAATTTATTCCAGCAGAGTGGCTTACGATTGGTGTTCCAAACTGACCTCTGCCGTGCTCATAAACTGCACCTGGCTGTAGTCTATCTATGCCGTCTATTGTTTCATAAAATGGTGTAGAAAATATTCTTACAGATCCTGTTGGATATATTTTTCCATTAAAAGGTATGGAAGAAAAATACTTTTGATATTCCTGGTTGTTGCTAATAAAGACATTGCCAGTTCCAGTAATATTAAACTCAACTGCATCGTATCTTATGACTTCTCCACTGGAATAAAAGTACCCTTGATATCTTGTTAACCAGTATACGTTTTCTCCTAGGTCAAGGATGTTATTTACCACTATACCGTTTTGAACTACAGGAACAGAAGCAGATAAGTCTGAGTTTAGAGGCATTGCTCCAAGAACATACTTGCCTTGTTTTGATGCTAACTCATTAATTGTCTTTGTATTGTCAGTTCCTGAGACTTCCCACAAAAGGGCTGGTTTATATATCCAAGTCTTATCTTTGTCAACCATGCTTGCTTGTCTAATGCTACCATAAGATCTTTGTATGTATCTTGCAGTATAAGAAATGTTTCCACCATTATAAACTTTTTTGTCTTCCGATGCTATTGAAATAATATTAGGCAAGTTGCCAGATGTTGCATTTTCAATAACTCCAGAGTCTGTCTGATTATTGCTTCCAGACAAAACAAAGTCTGTTGGTCTTTCATCTGTTTCTGGCATTAGATAGTTTTTGCTCATAACAATAAAGTTATTAAACTCATCAAAGAACATTGCACTTTGTGTTGCTATGGCCAACTGATTTAAAACCTCTGCTACATTCTGGTCTGGTGCAACAAAGAAGTATGGAATAATCGGATCTGATTCTGTATCTAATCTTCTAAAAGAATAGTTGCTAAAGCCAATATAGTCAAGTAGTGTGACTATTGCCATGCTCAAAGATGTTTCTGTCATTAGTAGTCTTGGGGCAGGCATAGACTCTAGGAAGAAGTAAAAATCTCTAAGGCTAAGAGATAGAGTTCCACTTGTCACATCTGCCTGTGGCATACCCTCAGAATACAAAGTTTTAATTGGAACATAATAATCAAATCCATCTACATCTATAACAACTTCATGAAAATTAAACTTAATGTTTTTTCTAACATAGTCTGCAATAATGCTGTTTTCGTTATACTGGTTAAATGCTTGATCATCATCAAACAAAGATATGCTTCCAGTAGATGCTAAAAGTTGTCCAACTGGCAAAGATGTTACTCCAATATCTGACAAAGTTTTTGTAATATTAAAGTCGATAGTTTTATCTGAAACATCTACAACTAATCTTGGAGACATCTCTATTAGGTCAAAAGTAGAATCAAACTTGTTCATAAGTTCTACTACAACTCTTATACCCTGCAAATAAGAAAACTCTCTATACACTGTTTGACCACTTGTATCATCTGTAAATTCTTCTGGGGATGTTAAATCTGTTACAAAGTTTGTTTGATTTGTTATGGTCTCTGTTCCAAGAATCCAGTCGTACTCTGGAATAAACGAGTCATATCCATCATCTTCTCCAGTTCCAGTATAAATATAAAAAGTTCCCTTATCTCCAGTGCTAGGTATTACTAGATATGCATAACCAACAGGTGCGGCATCTGGTCTTAGGGTTATTGATGAAAGAGTTTCTGCATATACAAAAATATCCCTATATTGTTCTGGAATAACAAGCCCATACTGCAACTCAAGGTATCCGTCTGGGCCTATGATTGCAGAGCCATCTGCTCTGGTGTCGGTTTCGGTAAATGAATAAGCATCTACCCAATTGTTATCACTTAGGTATTGAATTCTCCATCTTGATGGAGTTGTTTTATTTGCATCTCCAAATAAAGGATCATCTATTGGACCAGTGCTAGTTGCAAAGGGCCCAAGATCAACTGAGCCTACCCCTGTTTGCATTTTTACAATAAGTCTATTTGCTGGTACTTGATTTTTATATACTACAAATGGTACAGAGTCATCTATATAATTAAGACCATTAAGAATGTTCTTTGCAATACCCCGCTCAAAATTACCTTCTGTTCTATATGATGTCCAGTATCTAAACTCATCATATCTAGATGGCATGTAGTATCTTGGTCTTTCTGCAATATCAGCACCAGAATTTGGCAAATATCTGTTAGCAAAATAAAGTGGTTTATTAATTCCAGATCTGGGTCTAAATGGTTTAATACAATCTTCTAAAGAATAAAGCATTTTCATTTTATCTTTTTGCAATGTAAACTGTTGTGGTGTATTATTGTTTGTAAACCCACCATCTACAATTATGTCTGCATCTGTTGCACCAGTATAGTAGTTTCCAATGTCTAGTGGGTCAAAACTTATGGGCAATGTAAAGTATGGAGAGTCTACAGTTGTTGGACGGTATCTATAATTTCCAACCTTTTGAACATTGTCTGGCATATTCATATTCCATTCAGCCAATACTAATGACTGAAGTCTAATTGTTGCAGATGTTTCTAGGTGTGTCTTTAATGCTTCACTAACAAACATTCTAGACCTCTTCCAGTGTTACCGAAATATTCCAGAAGTCAAAGTTATTTCCACCACGCTTTACTATAGAATAATTAAAGTCTGCAAAATACACCTGAACGATTTGATTATATTGTGCAAGGTGTCCAAATGCTGCATTGTCATCACCAAAATTAGAATACTTGTCATATGCTAGGTACATCCAGAATGGTCCTTTATGGTTTTGATACCAGTCTAATATTTCTACTCCTCCAGCACCGCCATCTGATGTAAATTCTTGCGTAATATTTTGGTATGGAGACTTACCAGTTGTTGTATTAAATTCAGCATTTTGAAAAAATGCACGGGATGGTAATAAATTCCACGACCAACTAAAACTTAATTTATCTGCTATATGATATGAACGCATACGTCCATTAATTGTTCTTTGTCTTTGTTCAAGTCTTTCTTGATTAATATCAATTGCGCCACGATTATCGTCTGATAATATTAAAAATTGATCTATAAGGTTTGGGTCTGTTTCTACTGGTACATCTGCCCCTACTTCAAAGCCATTGGGCACGTACAGGCCATTAGAGAGGGTTCCAGGGTTATCTGACCATAGGACAGCCTGTGGTCTCTGATACCTGCGTCTACCAGTAATATAGGCACTTGTAGCCATTATGCTCTTTGTCCTCTAACTCTTTGTGAATCAATTTGTTTAATTTGTGTCATTACTACCCTTGCAATATCATCTGGATTTGCATCAGACTTAACATTAACACTTAGGTTATAATTATACACCTTCTCGCCTTTGTATGTTCCACTGTTCATAGCCTTCATCTTATCAAGACCATAAGAGTTAACAGCATATTTACTCATTATAAACTCTCCTGGAGACAGCATTGCTGGTACTGTGTCTGTACCACGAGAATAGCCTCCAGCAGCAAAATATTTAGGCATAACCATTCCGCCACCTGCCATAAATTGCATAAAGGTATCACCTGTTCGTAAGCCTACGCCTGCTGACCCTAAATCTGCTACGGCTTGTTTATCTGCTTTTTCTTTTTCCATTTGAGCATATCTTAATGCTTGGCCAGTATATCGTGCTGCTGAAAGTGCTGCTGCTGTTCCACCTACTGCTTTTGTCATAGATTCTGAACCTGTTATTGCTCTTGCCATATTTATTGCTATAGATTCTGGAGACAGGGTATCTTGTGCAAGAGCAACTGCTTTATTTAAACTATTTATGTTTGTTGCTTTTACAATTGCAACTCTGGCAATGCTATTTGTTGCTTTTAATATTGCATCTGCTTCTACTGATAGGGCTGATACTGCATCTGCTGCTGCTAACGCTGCTGCTGTTGCTTCATCTGCTGCTGCGTTTGACTCTGCTAGTGCGTCTGCTGCTGCGTCTGCTGCATCTTTTGCTTCTTGGTTTGCTTCAGGAGATGCTTTTGGATCTGCAACAAAAGGAACTGTAACTCCACCGCCAGGAACTTTCATTGAAGCAAACAATGCTGCAAGTTGTTTTGCTAGTTCTATTGCTTTTGCAATTTCTGCCTGTAAACTAATAGTTTGAAGTTCTGCCTCTGCAATACCGCCCTTAACCTCTATCCATTGTAACTTTAAGTCATCAAGGTGATCTAATTCTTTTTGTCTTTCTTCTTCTATAGCAAGTAGTTCTGCCTTCTTAGTATCAAGAGTTTTAATTGCAGCATCAAGTTTTTCATTAGCAAGTTTTAGATTTAATGTTTCAGAAACACCAATACCGTTTGTAATGTTATAAATTTCATCTTCGTATCCACGAATAAGTTTTGAAAGTTTTTCTCTTTCTCTTTCAAGTGGAAGAATAGAAAGTTCTTTAATATTTGCAATTCTTTGCTCAAGGACTTCACGGCCTTCTTCAAGTTGGAATATGCTTTGGCTTATTGCAAATTGTCGCTCTTCAATTTGTAGTCTTGTAAGACCAGCAGCAGTTCTTTGCTTATCAAGTTCTGATTCTCTTGCTGCCTTGAGCATGTCCATGTTTGAAACAGATGCTGCTTCTGCTCTTGCTTGGCGCATGTCCTGAACAGCCTGTGCTGCTGCAGAAATATCTCCAGAGGTCAATGTATCAGCAAGTGAAATTCTTTGCTTTTCTTGTCCAATTAAATCTTTATTAATTTCAGCAATTTTATTTAATGCTTCTTCTTGTGCATCATATTTTTTGTTAATTGCATCTGCTGCTTTGTCAAGCAATGTCAAATCATTTGCAAGGTCTGAAGATTCTTCTTGTAATATAGCAATAGGTTTATCGAACTGAGTATTAATTGTATTTTCAATACCAGAGATTGTTTCTTGGAAAGCCTCAATTGGACGAGTAATTGACATTTCAATTTCTCTTTGTTTGTCATCAATTTTTGACTGAATGCCGTCAATATGGTCTTGAATCCTTGTTATTTCTTTCTGTGCTTTTTCA